CCCGCTTCTCAATCTTCTTTTCAGCTTTCTTAATACCAGCTTTCTTGTTGATACTAGGACCAGTAAGACCTTTATAGGCCTTCTTACCCATCTTATAAGCCATATTTGCCACCTTCTGAGCCGCTCCAAGATAATCAAACTCGGATTCGTTCAGAACACGCGCAGCAGCAGCCAAAGTACCAGCACCACCAGCAACTAAAGCACCGTTATACCGATGCGGAACAAGAGCCATACGATGAGATGTTCTCGTGAAAATCCCTTACCACTCTCTCACAAACTTGAGAAAGCAGAGAATTTTTATCGGGACTTGCAAAGATTACATCATTACCCGATTCGTTTCCTGTATACAGATCCTTAATCCAAGAATCCGATCTCACCATCGCTCTTATTTCCTCTATTGGAATCGACACATCATGCTTAACAGGAACACAACCAATCATATCCCGGTCATACACCTCCAACAAATAATTAATAAAATCACTAATTATTTCTCTACATTGCAAATTAGGCCAAGATTCCAACCTGAGAGCACATGCTCTCAATAAATGCCAACGAGGATCATCCAACTTAGTCCCCCAAAGCAAACTACTGAGCACTCGCCCAGTATCTGGCCTGGGCAACCAAAGACCATCCATCTTAACAAAAGTTTGGGACAAAAAATCCAGCTCCTCAGCTGGTCGAGCCTCCCAACAATCCGCAGTGACCACCACACCAGCGTCACCAAGAACTCGAGCGACTTCTCTCCCATTAAACCAAGAAACAACAGCATCACTAGCTGTGAATGAATTATCATCTCCATTCAAAGCCGCTTCCACATTTGCGTGGAACATAGTAGGAGTAACAAGAACATTGTTCTCCAACGCTAACTTCAACCACGCATAAGCGAGAAGCCGATACAAGATCATTGTGTTATCCACAATTGTGTTGCCCTGGCCACTAGGATTCCCAGTGTGTTTCTGAACCACTTCACCATTCTCCAAAATCATTATGGAGTGGATAATATCGTGGTACAAATTCCGCATTCTCTCACGGTTCTGCTCAGTATTGGATTGATGATCAAAAGCATCAATCCTCATCTCACATTGCATCATCAGCAATCGTGAGATGATACTAGCATCAAAATCTCGAATATCGAGGGCCCACCCATTAGGGTGACGCTTCAAACGACAACAAAGTCGATGAAATCCTCGAAAAAACTTTGAGCCACCTACAAAACTCCAATGCTTCCCACTGGAATCATAAAATTTTTGGTTAAACTCATAACAAAGTCTTGAACTATTAAT